GTTTTCGAGACAGCGGATGATGTCGTGACTAATTGGATTCCATGGTTAGCTAATTTTACTAAAACCATGTTGAGTGATATTATAACTTCGCTTATGACTCCTGATGGTTTGAAGGAAGCATTTGGTTTGTTGTTCTGTGTTTTAGTTATTAATTATATAGTTGATTACGCATACGGACATCCGCAAGCTAGTGTTTCTAAGTTAATGTCATTTCGTGATAAGTACGCAGTACAAACGTTTGAAGGAGAGAGTGAGATTTGCTGTAGCGATTATGTCAATACTAGTAAGAATCATTGCTTTTTCGCTAGCGTTAGCTCAGTTGTTAAAGGAAAGAGAATCGTTATAAACACCCAAATAACGATGTCCGGAAAATACATATTAATTAATGACCATGCAGTAGGAAGTAACCCCGTATTGAATATCTACCGAGATTGGCAAGCTTATGAGAACAGAAATATGATGTTCAATAATTTGCCAGCGATAGTTGAAGACAGGATTTTGAGCGAGGATTTGGCTATACTTCGGATAGATAAATTTCCCGTTACCCCCATGCGTATATATAGATGGCCCAAGGACGAAGATATAGATTTTCACAAATCTAAGGAGTTATTTTGCGTTAACAGTGACATAATAAAACCAATGAAGGATAGAGGAAATTGCTATGTTAATTCTAGCATAGTAAAATATTCTTTAACAACCACGGAGTACACAATGTACCCGGGGTCTACTATAACGTACGATTTAAGTTGCCCAGGATTATGCGGAAGTCTTTTAATGACGGAAGCCGGTATCCCTTTAGGACATCATATTGCTGGAGAAAAGGAGACGGAATTGGGTATTATTAAACTATGGACGAGAGCCACTAGAGACAGGATAAGGAAAATTATGTCAGGAAGGGAAGGCGCATATGATCCAGTATTTAAGGAAACGAGCGATTTTTCGGGGATGAGATTTTTGCAAACTGATTTAGTTTCTTCCCGAACATTAACCAAGAGTGGATTTAAACCTACCGCTATGAATAACATGCGGGACAATTCTGAATTGGATACAATTATAGATAAGATGGAAGAACTACCTTTTGTTCTTCCTCGTCAATTAAAAGCACCCGCTAATTTATCCGCATTTGGTAAGAAAACGTTGAAAGAGATGTCTAAGAAATCGTACAGGCCTATTCCTATGATAAAAGACGAGGAAGTAGAGTTTGCTAAAAAGTGTTTAGCTTCCCAGTTCGTGAAATTTAAAAAGATAACTTATGAAGAAGCTGCTTTTGGTAATGCTGAGTTGACGGAGATGAACAGAAAGAGCGTCAACGGATACGGTTATACGAAAGATAAAAAAGATTATATAGATTACGACAACAAAATTATATCGCCCCAACTTTTGGAAAGGCTCGAATCTTTTAAGAGCAGAGCTTTGAAAGACGAGTTATTAGTAGAAGATGTTTTGTGTGTCGAACAATTAAAGGACGAGTTGCGTGCGTGGGAGAAGGTTAACAAACCTAGATCATATAGAATATTACCCTTACACCATACTTTTTTGACTAAGCAGTACGTTGCTGAGTTGTTCATGCATATTAAAAGAAACATGTGGACCAATGGTATAGCCATTGGAATGAACCCGTATTTGGATTTTGATAGAATGTATAAAGTCTTAAGAACAAAAGCAACTCATTTTGACGGCGACTTCGGAAAATACGACGGTAGCGCCCCTAGCCAATTACAGGATGCCATAGTGGACGTAGTTCTGAGTTTTTATGAAGGAACCAATGATGATAAGAAAATATTCAAAGCGTTATTGGATTCTTTAATTAGGAGCTACGTTTTAACTAACGAGGAACTATACTTAACTACCCATTCACTTCCATCAGGATGTTGGGTTACCGCTTTATTCAACAGTTTTTTAAATAAAATGTTAACGGCTATTTGTTTAAAGAGAAACAAACCTAACGCCACCGTATGGGAATGGGCGTCCGTTGCAGATTTTACTTTAGGAGACGACAAGCTAGTGGGAGTACCATCTTCCTTGAGTGGCAGTGTAAACGCGCTACTAATGAGAGAAGTGGCAGAATCGCTAGGAATGGAGTATACGGATGCCAGAAAGGGAGCTATAACACAACCGTCCAAAGATTTAGATGAGTGCCAATTTTTGAAAAGAATGTTTGTATACCATCATGAATTGAAGAAAAGAGTAGGAGTTCTCGATATTAATACTATAGTAGAAACACTACGGTTTTTTGATTCGAGCAAGGAATACGAAGAAGCCATGGATGGAAAGATGACAGCTATTCAATTTGAGTTGTACCTTTATGGTAGATACGGAGAATCTCTATGTGAATACCTTAAGGAAGAAGCACGAGAGAAAGGAATTGAGTTTAAAGAATTTCAAAATGAACAGATTATGAAGTCCATGACGGACGAAACGACATACGCGACACTCCTTAATATCCAGGGGAAATATGACGCGTCCAAATAATAACCTCTGAAATTGATAAGCAATCAATCAGGGAATGTAAATACTGCTTTAAAAGAGACTTGTTCGAAGTCTCGAAGACAATTTAACATAGTTTAGAACACAAACTAGGATCACTTTAGCATAGGTGATACCTTTGTAATTATATGCTGCAAATATGACTAATATAGATAGTGAATTCCGCACTAAATCGGAATATGATTCAATAAATACAAATAACACAATATCTACATCAGTTTCTTCAGTTAGTACCAGAGAAATTTTGTCTCCTGAAGTACCAACTTTAGTTATGCCTACAATAAAAATACCAGAACCTTTTAGAATAGATGCTAAACCTTTTATAAATAGACCATTTTTCGTAGAAGAAGTAAAATGGGACGTTAATGATGAAAAATATTCATTAATAGAAACAGAATTTTATAGACTTCCCAGGGATATCATAAGATCTAACGTCACATTATTAAACGGTATGAAAATAGGGTCAATGTATAGAGCCGATTGCGAATTAAATATATCGTCAGCGGGAACAATCACCCATGCAGGCACCGTATTAGTAGGAGTAATACCCCCACTACCCACATCTATAATATTTAATTACCCTTATTTTTCTTTAATAAATACAATATTATCAGGGCCGCACGGGTTTCTTCACGCGAATGAAGCCACTTCTTTAAAATTGAAAGTTCCTTGGTATTGCAACACAGACGTAGATTCTTTAGACATGCAATTACCAGATGCGACTTATGAGAATCCGGTTTCTATTAACCAAAATTCGGGTAACATGGCTACATTAGTATTTTTGGTCCTTAACCCTTTACAACCTAGTGAAGGATCTTCTAATAGTTTATCAATTATAGTGGAGGCCAATTTTAAATATTTGGACATTTTGGTCCCTACTCCTCGTTACGTTCAGTATGAACCTCAATCTTATTTTATGAATTTAGGAACTAATCTTTTAGATGGTGCGGCAAAATATGCAAAAACAATAGTCGGAGACGGAATTGATGGTTTACGTAGTTTTGTAAGAACATATACAGGTTTACACAATCCCAACGTACCAATGATACACCAAGCAGATTTACTTTTAAAAAGAAATCGTCTTAATAACGTCGACACGACACAATTTATAGAGAACCTTGATCCGTATGCTAATGACGTAAGAATCGTTCAAGAACCCATATTCCATTCATTGGAAGATGAGATGTCAACTAATTTTATACAAAAGAAACGACAGTATATTGGATGTTTTAGAGTATCTCAAGACGACCCAGTTGGATTACGTTTGTTCAACCGTCCTATCTCGCCTTTTCAAGGAGGGCATCAAGGTTCGGGTGGACCAGGAAAATATTCAGGAGCTAATAATATAGAACTTCTTCATAAACTTTCGAGGGCGTGGAAGGGAGATATTAAAATTACTATACAAAGCGTAATGAATAATAAACAACAAGTCAAATTGCGTTTAATACAAATGTATAATCCTTCTGTGAAAGTTGCATTTGGATATCCTACTTATCGTAGTGTATTGCAAGCACCATCACATTTGATAGAATTTACTGCAGGAGGACAAGAACATGAAATTATATTACCTTTCTTAGCAAGGAATGAAATGATTAATTGTAGCAGAGATAATTCTACGGAAGCATTATTACATGGAGAATATTACATATATTTGGCTCAACCGTTGGCTAATTCCTCGGGATCTCCTAAAGATATATTCTTCAACGTATATATTACTTTGGAGGACAATTTTAATTTTTACGGTTATTCGATAGAAGCGTTTACTACAGGACCTCCTATCTCTTTAGATTATGCTCCTCCAGACAGGAAATTCGTGGCTCAGTCCATGGAAGTTATGAACGAAGAGCAAAAACAAGAAGGCAATGAAGTCGGAAAGTTAATACCAAGCGACAACACCCGTCTTCAACCTATCTTAGATATGCGCTCTATTATGCGTAGATTGTATGTAAGTGATGCAATTGCCGTCGCAATACCAGAAGGAGAACGCAAAACATACGTATTTAAGATTGGGCAGTTATATGGAGAGTCTAATTTTGGGTTAAATAATTGTCAAACCCCATTGCGCCACGTTGCGTCTATGTATTATGGGAAACATGCAGGTACTAAGTTCAGAATGGCTTTAAACTTAACAACAGGCCCAGTACAACAAGTATCTGTTAAAATATCTTATGCTCCCCCTCAATACAATGCCACAATGCTAACATCAAATTATGCGGCTTTATTGGCAGGTAATCCCAATGGATCTCAAAAACCGTATAATCAATTATCTATACAGCAGTTTCCTCTTAACAACGTAAATCTTCCGGTAGAGACAGCTGATTCGAGTGTATTTGAATTCTGCGTGCCGAACAACAGCATGATGAAATTCGTAGGTGGTCCGAATAAAATGACCATTGGTATTGGAGACTCTATAAAACCTTATTTGGCCGTAGAAGATTTTGGCAACATCGTAATCGACGTTTTTGCAGAAAAGGAAATAAAAGGACAAATTATAATTGAAGCAGCAGCCACAGATGAATCTCGTTTCGGGTTTCATTCTATTGCTCCTGTATTCACATCTATAATAGATAATCTACGCACAGTAACACCGTGCGTGGGAGATTTGGCTTCATCTAGTTTTCTACCAGTATCTACACTTAATGCCTTTTTGTATTACACAAGGAATTAAAAGTATTTTTAACACGCAAGGTATAGCGCATCATACCATCCCATTGTCAAACATGGGCGTTTACAACACGTTAAGTTGTAAGAACTCTTGGGAAAGAACATCCCCCCTCAGTTAAGAG